ATTAACAGGTATCTTATGCAGTCTGTCTTCTACTAATTTTTCTATTCCACCAAGGTCTTTAACAAGCTTAAGAGCACCTTTTGCAGATGTCCACTTAGGCACACCTTCAAGCATATCTTTTCCACTCTTGAGGTTTATCCAACCAGCCACAAACAAAACACAATCATGTTTTCCCCACTCAAACGGTGTACTGAGGTGTTGTGTAATGTATGCGGCAAGAGTCATTTTAAATCCTTTGAAATTTTCTACTGAGCCATGTCTGAGGTTGTGCTATTAAGTCATTAAGATAGTCAAAACCTGTGTCTGTTGGATATCTCTTTTTCTGTTGTGGGGAATTCATACGTAGAGCCGGTTTTCTTTTCAAGCTATAAGCAGATGTCTCACATTTCAAAGCGATAGATGAGTTTTCTTCCTCTATACCAATAGTCATAATATCCATGTAGCCTCTCCAACATATTGTTGGTTCTCCGATAAGTCTAAATTGCTCATCCAATGGACACATGTATAGCTTTGCAGCCCTGCCTCTGTATTCTCTAACGTCGCCTGCTGCTAAGGCTATGTTGGCGGGGATCGCAGCGTTCATTGTAAATGTTATAGACTTTGCATCTAGCCCATCTTCCTCTTCTACAGAGGATACTGCCCCGATATTGCCCATACCTACCCAATCAAATCCACCCCAAGTAAGAGTTAAATTTGAGTTGGACAACCTTTGTGTTTCTGAAAGGAAATCAAACTCAACAAAATAAATAGCTCTTGCAACAGGGGCTTCCATTGCAGCTTGTTGTTCTGCATCTAGGGACATTATGGCCTCCAATCTTCAATAAGATTAAGTGAGAAACCTTCAGCCATGTGGCCTGTATATTTCCACGTAGAGGTACTATCATTTCTACGAAATAGTGCTTTTGGTTTATCCCAAGTAACAACAGCACTGGCAGAAAAAGAATTTCTTAATGAAGGTTCCACTGTGACAGTGATATTTCCATCAACATCTGCTGAAGCGTCAGAGACAACCATAACTACTTGCTGTGTTAATCCTGAACCCATTCCAAGCATATCGCCCTGTTTTAGGGTTTTACCTGATTGGCTTGCGTCTGTAGAAATAGTTAAAGTGTTGTCGCCTTGCGCAGCACCAGAAGGAAGAATCATATCTCCCCGCATTGTACCAGCAGGAACAGGACGGGCCATGTCCCACATTGCGATTTGATTTACTCGTCCACGAAGTTGCATAAGCAACGCTTTCCAACCACCTGACATAGCTTCTGGGGCCATTGGTGCGGAGAGAGTAACTTCCCATTGCGGGGCTGCAACCTCTTGTGCTTGAGCACCAAATATGCTCCTGAATTCACTATCGTTGCGCTTGCTTCCCCATGTCATCTCAACTCGTTCAAGAGACTCTGAAAATTGTATTACTGCCATATTTATTAAGCCTCTTGTTTATGTTATGATCTACGTGAGCGTTGCATACGTTCTACTAATTCTGCCTGACTCATTTGGATGGATTTGCTGACCAGCTTCTCAACTTCTGCTCTGTCTGTTCTGGAATCAATATTTATAACAGGGGCATACGTAACCATCGTCTCTCCTCCAGACTTAGAAGAACTTCCATCTGTAGCTACACCAAGACTACCATCTGCTGTACGTGTCAAAGGCATAATAGCCTCTGGGCCAGCCTCACCCATTAGGCCCATATTGAAGCCTGTTGGCTTGCTTACGATGCCGTTAGTAAATGCCCCGCCATCCGCAAATTTAGTGGTCATTGCACCACTTGAGAAGGCATTGCCTTTAGCAGAAGGCATCATCCAGTTTTGGCTAGTGAAATCTGCAGGTAAAGAAAGATCGCCCACTCCAGCAAAACCTGCCGTAGCGCTTCCGCCACCCATTAACCCCATACCAATAGACAACAAGCTGCCGAACAACCCACTGCCAGATGAACCGCTACCGGAAGACTCCCCCATAAGGCTTGCAACAAGCTTCTTAGCCTGTATACGCGCCATTTCTGAGATGATGCTGTTGGCGAAATCTTTGAAGCTTAGTTTACCCGTCATTGTAAATTCTACAATGGCATCTTCCATACTCTTGAAAGCATTAGTGAACAAAGACTCTGTTTGCTTGCCTACGTTGTTAGCTTCGTCAGCGTAATTAGACATAGCCTTACTTGCACCAAATGACCAGTCTTGCTCTTGCTTAGAACGAGCATCATAATACTTTGCATATTGCTCTAGTGACAGGGCATTGTACTTGTTTATATTAGCAAGCCTTCTATCATATTCCTCTGTATCTGGAATCTTCAATTTGTCAAGCTCTTCACGTTGCTGCTGGTATTCTTTATTTAGTGCGTTTATCTTGTCTTGTTGCGCTTTGGCTTTGTCTCCTAAACCGGCCCCAGACAAGTCTTGTTCGTACTCTTGACCACGTACTTTAAACCCTGCCTCAAGTGTTGCTCTTGCTTGCTCAACCTTAAAGTTTCTTTCAGTTACAGACACTTCTTTTTCTTTAGCTACAATACGCCTAGCAAGGGAAATTTCTTCTGCTTTAGCAAGCCTCTCAAGCTCTGTTTTAGCAACCTTTTCTTGCTCAAGCAAAGTTATAAGCTTTTTCTCGTTTGCAGTTACTTTCTCAGCACCCTTACCGACTTCTGCATACCTAGAAGCCATTTCAAGTTGCTTTTCCATCTCTGCATTCAAACTCACCATTGACTTCTCGTGAGCTTCAGCTATCGTTTTAGCTTCTGTTGCAGCTTTCTTAGTTGCAGATGCATTTTTCTTGGCTTCCGCTGCAGCAGCTTCTGCTTGAGCACGCTGTCTTGCCTTCCTAGCGTTTTCTTCCAAGTCTGCAGATTCTTGGTACTTTCCTCTTACCTGAACCGCTTTAGCAACTTTTTCTTCACCTTGCAGAAGCCTTTGTACAGCCCCCTCACCTTTAGTGATTGTTGAGATTGCCGCGTCACCCATGCGTTCAAGGCCGTCAGCAGTGCTAGATGCTGAAGCTGCCCTTGCTGCCAAGTCTTTACTTATCCCGCCAACGTACTCTGAAGCACCCTTGAGCTGTGTGGCGATGGAGTCCATACCAAGAGCACTAGCACCTTTTGAAAAAAGTCCTAACAACCCTTTAAACTTGTCCATCAACACTTCTATTGCGTAAGCTGCAAAGGTCATTGGTGCTGTAAACACCTGATACATCACTGCACCCACTTTCATGGCGACTCCGCCAATAAGTGTAATTCCATCCTGCACGCCAGCCAACAACAACCTTACTGTGTATAGTGCCAAACCTATACCACTAACACCATTAGACACGTTATCCGACTCACCAGCAACACTTGCCATCGCCCCAGCCAGCTTAAGAACGTCCGAAGTCAAACCTTTTACTTGATCCCAAGTTGCAGATATACTCTCCTTATTTTCCAAAATGAATTTACCAAGCGCGTTAAATGCACCGACCAATTCATCTCTCACTGTAGGTATCAAGTCTTCTAAGATTCTTAATGTATCTGCTAGTCCAGTATTTACGCCGGTTTCTTTGCTTAACTCGCCCATAGCTTTTGTCCAAGCATTCTTAATGCGAGTCAAAGCCCCATCAACAGTGAGTGGAAGGCTTTCAAAGTCTTTGCGCCAGCTTGGGAGTTGCTTAGCTATAGCGGCTTGCAACATCTCTACAGATATCTTACCATCTGCACCCATCTTCTTCAGCTCACCTCGTGTTTTACCAGTTTGTATTTCCAAAGCTTTAAGGATAATAGGGGAGCCTTCTGCTACAGCATTAAATTCTGCACCGTTCAAACGACCAGCGTTAATAGACTGTGAAAATTGCAACATTACTGAGCTTGCTTCAGCACCAGTAGCACCAGATAATTTCAATGCTAATGCTACACCTTCAACCATTTGCATAGTCTCTCCACTTGTCTTACCAAGCATTCTAAGAGGGTCAGCCATACGAGTGTACAGCCTTGCAGCATCTTCTAACGGTACTCTTATCTTTTGAGCTAAGTCAAATAAATCTTGTTGTACGACTTTGGCATTCTCCATAGAACCTGTGGCTATCTTAAGCCTTGCAGCCATCATTGCCCAACTGTCTCCAGCTTCAATAATACTTTTAGCAAAGCCTACAGATTTGTACAGAATGAAAGCACTTATCATGCTCTTCACTGTGTTGTTGAACAACGTACCAGACTTAGTTGTGGAGTCCATTGCAGCTTTTTGTTTATCAATGGCTGCACCCATCTCAGCAGCTTGCTTCACAGCTTCTGCGGAGAATCCTCTCTGGACTGCTGTCAATGCTGCTGTAGCAGCGGCAGACTTGCCAAGAGTTTGGGCTTTCAATTGCAGCTTAGAGATATACTTTTCAGCAGCAGCCGTAGCTGCCTCTGTGCTCTTTACTTTAGAACGGGTTGCTTGTTCTTCTTTCTGCGTCTCAGAGACAACTTTAGGTATGGCTGCAGAAGCTTTAGCTGCGCTAGCAGCTAAGTCATTTAAGCTCTTTGCGGCTTCTTTGATACCATCACTTTTTACTACGATAGAGAGAGTGCTAATATCCGCTGCCATGACTTACCCTTTGTTGTTTTTTATTGAGCGCAATGCTGCTGCAAACTTATCTCCCCAATCAACCGCAACAACTTTAGCCGTATATGGCGAAGCCCGTTTAGGATTGCTTGCATGGGATAATTCTGCTGTATAAATACTACTTAAATTCTTTATTGTGGCTAATTCCCACGTATCTAACTTTGTGTCTGTAACCTCTCCCCAAGCCTTAATTTCTTGCCATGTGAGTGGTGACATCCCCATGCTTGTATTCTGAACAGCGCCAATTTCATCTAGTATATTCACTAGGTAAATGGCGTAGTCAATTTCAGGCAATGGGGGTTCAACCTCTTTCTCAATACATTCTTCCATACGGCTTTGTGTCTTCTTATCAGGGACAGCCCTAAGCCATGCTAATTGGCGAACATAGAGAGAAAGGTCTTCATTTACTGTTGCAAAAAATTTGCAGCTTCTCCAATACTATTGTCGATTTGCTCGCGCAGCCAATCATAGCTAGGATTTGAATACAATTTGCGAAATGCTTCTGGGGTGTTAATTGGCCCACCATCAAGCTCAAGGTTGATAGCTTCTTTGGAACAGGCTACAAGCAATTCGATAGCATCAGATTCGATACCTTCTGCTGTAGGCTTTTGCTTGCCGCGCTTCAGGCGTGCATTGTTCATTGCCAATACTTTGTCGCGGTATTGCTTAGAGCTAGTGCCATAAACAACGATTTGGACAGGTTGAGTTTTATCCTCATCTGCGAACAACAGGGCATCAGTAGCCGGGTGTACGAGTTGGATAGTCGCTGTGCTTTCTTTAGCGAGTTTGTTAATGTCAAGAGAGTTGATATTGAGTGCCATAGTGGTAGAGTCCTTTATGTTATAATAGAAAGTCCGATCTTTGCCGGATTGAATTCTGCAGAGAAGCCCCGCGCATTGCGCGGGGTGTTGTATACAATTTACGTCAGTAATTACACTTCGATGATGGTGTTATCTACTTCAAGAGTTGCTGTGCTCATCAAGATATCCTCCACGCTGCCAACATTATTGGTGTAGGACATACATTGAGCCGAGAAGTAGAAAAACGTACCGTCTTGGGTTTCCAGTTTGTAGCTGTATGACAAGTCAGAATTGGAGGCTGCAACCAGAAGAGATTGTCCAGCGTCAGAAGGAACACGGGCCATTTCGAGGGAGATGGAGCCGTTGTCTATCGAACCCTTACGTTTGACGACTACGCGAGTGGCCAAAGGGTTGAAGGTGACAAGATTTGCCACACCACCGAATTCACCAAGGCTAGAAATGTATGCCACTTCTGTAAAGGTCAGCGCGCCGAAGCCTGCTGCATCATAGGTTGCTGGTGCGGATGCTGTTACGTAAAATTTTGAACCTGCGCTGGTTCTGATATCTGAGAGGGCCATTCGTATTTCCTTTAATTAATTATTTTATTTAAACCAGCAAACTTGCTGTGACTCCAACGCCGCCCGTAACAGCAACAGTTCCTACAAGGAATGCTGAAATAGCGTCCAACTCAACTGCCAGTGTGCCATTGGCTGCTACTGTCAATTCTTTACCTGCAGCCACGGAAACAGAGCCATAGCCTTTTACAGATACTGTGGTTCCCAACGAGCCATCAACTGTGATAACAACAGGGGATGCTGTAGTATTAAACAGATTCAATACCTGCCCAGAACCTGCTACGTATGTCAGGGTGTCTGATGCAGTTAGCGTAGTTACTGCTACCGTTACAGCAGCGCCAGCGCCTTTAACCTTTGTTTGTGCAATAGTTGCCATTTATTTCTTTCTTAATTTGATGTTTCAAGACGATATTGAATCGTTACAGGGGTTACTCTATAGCCGTCCTGAAGAATAGGGGGGCTTGTATATGGTGTTCTCTCTATAGACACTGCTGAGAACTTTGGAACAATAGGGAATAAATCAATTATGCTTTGGGCTAGCCTGTCGCTTCTTCCTGCACCTTGCAAAGCCCCTCCCTCTTTTACCCAACAATTAACTTGGAAGATTCCTACCTCCCTTACTTGTCTTCCGCTAAGGGTTGGGTTCACTGTTATCGCAGGAAGAACAAACACTTGTAGGAATGAACTTCCATCCGTAGGTTTTGTGAATGCCTCTCCCTCGTGTGAAATCTGTACTACCGGCGATTGTGCATCTGCCCAAGCCTGAAGTCTTTTTGTTAGTTCACTTCGTATAGTTGTTGTGCTCATCCATTCCTCAAGTCTATGAAGGACAGTGCAACCATCCTGTATGGTGGGGTTCTTGCCCAACCAGTCATTTCTGCCTTGTACGCATAATCTTGGTTATTAGCCATCGTCACAACACCATCTTTACCTAAGAAAGATTCTGATTGTCTCAAAGAGCTAATACGCGATATACTATCCATACCCTGCATATTTGGTGTTGAGCCTACTGTGGTGGAGAATGTCTTGTCAGCCATTGTGTACCATGAATTCTTAAGCAACCCCGTCTTCACTGGTGTACGATATACAATACTTGTAAATAACTTAAATACAATGGCATAACATTTAGTATTAATCTCCAACAACTTCTTGTCACAATTAGCTCTTACAGATGCTGCGAAGTCCATGATTAGCGCCTCAGATAAAGCTCATAGAGCACATTGTTAGTTGCGGTAGGATTAATCTCTTTGAGAGTTACAATCGTATATGTAATGCCACCCATTTCAAATTTATCTTTATTAGGCTGCACTACTGGCATTGCTAAAGCAGGATTAGTTTTATTTATAGGCTGAATGTAGCAGCGCTTATCTCCTGCTTGTATCAGTGAGCCATCTACTGTCTGCAATCCATTTGATTGGAGAGTTAAATCCAGTAGGATTGCCCTTACTTGAACAGGAGTTACAACCACTTCCAAGTCATTTGTATCAGGGTTGCGGACAGCTGTTCCGGCAATGTGTAGAATACCCACCCCACCAAAATCATTCATAAACTCTGTAACGCATTGGTCAAAGTCTTCTAACATACATTCTCCTTAGAAGGTCTGATATAGTGCTAGTTGACTGATTGTTTCAGAATTGGTCAGCGGTGAGTAACTGTTATTCCAATCAGACACAAACTGAATCAAAGGATTAACTTGCCCTTGTGGCTCGGGGCTGTATGGAATTGGATACACGCCAGCAATCGTATTCGGGTTATTTATACTGTCTAGGAGAAACTGGCGATAGTTTGTGAATGCCTCACCTCCCCAGATTTCGAGCGTGGCAAGCTTTCTGTGGGTTCTTAGGGACAGAATCCCTAGAATATAGTTTGCACATATTACTGTTGATTTAGTCAGATTATCACTTGTATCTGCCAGTACGCTGTTATATACCTCATCAGGCAAAAAAGGCAGGTCGCCAATATCAGCGCAACGGAGTCTCAGCTTACCTAAATTTGTTGTCGGGTCAATAATCATAGTGTTCCTTATTAAGTAGTATTGACAAGCAACACAATGTTAGAGTATAATTTCCTTATTAAAGCACCCCGCAGGATGCTTTGTAAAGAAACTGGCCCGAAGTTATCAGGCAAAGTCCTTAATACTTCTGATTACGACATCGTAAGATCAACGATCAACTCAGGGCGCAGCAGAGCATTGACAAAGTTCGATTCCGAATCAATCTCAATTTTTTCTGCTTTTTGGTCAGGTGTTTCAAACATGTATACCTGCTCGCCCAGAGTGTTGGTCAAGAAGAACTTATTCGCTGGCGAGAAGTAGGTCTTGAATACATCGGAGCCTTGTGGCAACATGAATGCTTTGTTCGTAGGAATCAAAGCTGTGCCGTTGTACGAGTCGCGCATTTCGATGAAGCGAACTCCGCCGTAGAAGAACTCACGGTGCATTGCTGTCGAACCACCAAGACGTTGACGCAGAGGCTCTTGGGTGCTAGAATAATACTGGTAAGCAGTTTTAGTCGTAGCGTGGGAAATCAGAGCTGCGAAGAAGGTTGCCGAACACAGAGCAACGATAGCTGTCATTGTGGTGGACGAGCCAGCATTGTCTTGAATTGCTGCAATACCTTTTTCAATGGCTGCTACAACATCAGTGGTTGCAGTAGTAAATGCAAAATCAGATACGGTGCGAGTTTTGCCGAATTCCGTGTTCCAGTTTTGGGTTACTGTGCCGCTTGGCGAATATACAGTGCCGAGAACGATGGCCTGTGCGCGAGCTGCTTCCAGAGTCCAAGCGTGGTCGCGGCGGATACGTTCCATTTTACGGGTACGAACTGCTGCCAGATTCTCTGCATCACCAGCCGATCCATAAGCACGTTTGCCTTGGATGTCTTGTGGGGAGATGTAGTCCGACAGTGGGAAGTGTGGAACAGCGAACACATGCAATTTGCGGGTAGCATCCTTGCTGACGTTAGAGCGATCACCGCGTACACGGTCAACGATCAGAGCGCCGTCTTTGATAATTTCTTCAAACGTGACGGTGTGTTCAGCAACTGGCTCTTCTTGGAACAAGCCAAGTTGACCAATAGTACCCCAGTTATTTGGGATGACATTAACTTCTTGCGTCCAGTCCGACAATTCAAAGCCGTTCGAGAGTGAGCGTACAATCATTTTATATTTCCTATTCTTTTATTTAATTAATCTTAGATCGTAGTTTCAGCGATGATACCAACAGCTTTGAGCGCGTTGTACACAACCAATTTTTCTGCGTCGGTGTCAACGTCAGCGCCAAGTTGCAGCATAGATTTGCTGACAATAACAGGGCCACGGGACAGAACCAATACTTTAGTATCAGTGGTAGCAGGAATGGTTACATCACCAGCATTACCAACACTGTCGCCAATAACAACAGCCGATGCCACTTCGCTACCGTCAACAGCAGCAACAGTTACCAATTTGTATTTACCAGTAGCGGTAACTTTGCCCAGAACAGCGCCAATCTTGAAGGTTGCTGCAGCATCATTAACCGTAACAACATCGCGGCAATATGCCGTTGCTGGGTCGTATTCGTGTTTAACTACATTCGAGAAGCGATTGCTCTCAGTTGCAAAAATTGCCATTTGTGTTTCCTTTATATTATTAAATTAATGTGCTGCTGTTACGCTTTGGCACTATATTTTGCTTTCAGCGCCTTCATCTCTGGAGACTCCTCAGCTTTTGCTACATCAACTTCACCTGCCGCACCAATTTCAGTGAACATGGCGGATTGGGATTCTTGCACCAACTTGGCATCGAAAGCGGAGACAATTGCATTGAATGCAACATCATCGACACCTTCCGTAGCTGTCAGCAGAGCTTCTGCTTTATCAGTACCTACTGCTGCTACGATTTTTTCTTTACGTGCTGCCAATTTAGCTTGCAGGGCTTCAGCCTCTACAGCCAGCTTTGCTTCTTTGATAGTGTTCAATTCAGCAGAAGCTGCTTCAAACTTAGCTGCCAAATCTGCGAATGCTTGAGCATGTTCAGCCAGAGCTGCATCAGCTTGAGCCAGTTTTGCTGTCAATTCCGTAGACAACTCGGTAGCTGCCAATGGGGTGGTTTGTTCCATATTTAATTCTTCCTCTTGTGTAGCAGCTTCTGCTGTTTTAAAATACATCTTCTTAAGTCGTTCCAACATTACTTAACCTCTTTTATTTAGCTCAATGACGTACTCAATGAATTCTGAATTTGTCATTATTTTGTTTACTAACCCAATAGCGAGAGCGTCTTGAGCTAAAAATGTCTTAGCTTCTGTAGCTTTAACAGCCTCTGAACTAAGTCCTGTGTACTTGGAGACATGCCCTACAAATGACTCATAGAGACTATCTACTTTCATTTGCAAATCATCTAAGAACTCTGGTTTGAATGAGCCATCATCTGCATAAGGTATCTTGCTGTCGCCAGCATAAATGTAGACAGGTTTGATGCCCTCCATCTCTAATGCTTTGCTTCTATCTGTGGCGCAAATCAATACGCCAATAGAGCCGACTTCTGAGTAAGGGTTAGTAATCACTTCATCACAGACACAAGCTATTGCATAGGCTGCTGAAGCACAAAGACCGTCAACATAAGCTACGAGCTTTACATTGTTCTCGTTGCATAGTTTACGCAGTTCGTCACTCATGGAAAACACACCATAAGCCTCTCCACCACCAGAATCAAAATTCAATACCAGAGTAGTTACACCCTCTTCAATAAGCTCTTCCGCTTCCTCCATGATGTCCTCGTAAGAACATCCTCCGCAGATAGCTTCAAAGCCTGTACTCTTATAGGTAAGTGGGCCTTCAATCTCGATGATTCCTATTCCACCAATAACCTCTGTCTCTACTTCAACTTCAGGCATTTGTGGAGGAAAGTCCATCATTCCCATATTTCTTTTCTCAAGGTATCGATGGATATTCT